CATGCAAAAACAAATCTTCAAACTTCAGGAACAATACGACAAGAATACACAAAAAGAAAAAGTCTTGTTGGAAAAGTTACTGAAATTGAAAGAGAAAAAAAAGAAGTTGGCTTGGGTGTTACATCAAGTTAAATATCATCAACCAACTTTATAACGAGAGATAAAAATAGATATGAAAAAAACAATACTTACCCTAGCCATCTTTGTCTGCTTATTACAAGGGTGCAGTACATATACCCCCATTGTAGATACCAAAGGAAAAGCAAAATTTGAAACATCTAATGCTAGTGAGATTTCAAATGATATTTTACATTGTCAGCATCTAGCAAAAACTAACACTACCTTTTTTAGTAATATTGGTTTCTGGGTAATAAGCCCAAAAGCTGAAACTCAATATGCAGATATTTATAGAAAATGTATGCAAGGTAGAAACCATCAAGTCTTAAATTAAAGGAGAAAACAATGCACAAAAGAACAAACACAACAATAGAAGAAGTAAATCAATCAATCCAAGAACTAACTTTACAATGGAATGTTAGTGAGCAAGACAATCTTAAAATAGCAACTTGTTTAATAGGATTGCAACTTAGAAAACTTAGATTGATGAGAGGTAAAACCCAATCAAGAGTCGCTAAAGCTGTAAATGTAACATTTCAGCAGATTCAAAAATATGAAAGAGGCCAAAATGCGATCAGTTTAAATATAGCTAAAAAATTATGCGAATATTTAGATGTATCTATTGACTATTTCATTAAACCAATGGAAGATAAGAACTTAACATTTTTAAAAAGGAGAGATAATGTATATTCGTTCAAACAAAGTTTCGTGGCGAGAGAAACGCATCAAAGCCATGAATAGAATAATAAGCAGAAGTAAAGCTAAAAAAGAAATTACAGAACACTATTTGCCAGAATATAATAGGGTATGTGTTTCTAACGCAGAAAATAAACAACAATATAAGGGAGAGAATAATGGCAATTCATAAAACAGAACATGGTCATACGATTGAGTTCAATGAAGAAAAACACGTCTATATTCATAACAACGAATATGTAGTTGGTATGAGTACACTACTTGGAAAGTTAGCGAGTCCAATGTTAGAGAATTGGAAGATTAGCCAACAAGTAAATGCTATTAAAACTGAAATGGAAAGAGAGGGTATTCCAATCGACCAGATACAGAAGATAGTTACTAATGCTAAAGCTAATGCAAAAAAGTCAGGAGATAATATTTTAAATATAGGCTCTATGGTGCATAAGTTTTGCGAGATGTGGCTTAAAGGAGAAAAATTTACTGACCCAAGCGACCCTGTGATATTAGGTTGCTTTGAAAAGTTTAAAAGATTTTGGACAAAACATAAATTAAAAGTTATTGAGTCTGAAAAAGTTTTATACTCTGAGAGAGGATTTTGTGGCACTTTAGATTTAATAGCTGAGGATTCACAGAATAATCTATGGCTCATAGATATAAAAACTTCTAAAGGTTTGTTTCTAAATATGGTTCATCAATTACATGGATATAAATTGGCCTATGAAGAACAAACAGGAAAGAAGATCAATAAGATGTATATAGTTCGATTGCCTAAAGATAGTGGCGACTTCGAGGCTAGACATATCTTATATAAAAAGGAACACTTAAAAGCATTTCTTGGATTATTAAGTTGTCATAAATCCGAGTTAATGTTTAACGAGTCAGTACGAAAATATAATCAACTAAAAAAAGGAAAACAAAATGTACGAAAAAACTAAATTCGATAAGCCGTTCTGTGGGTTACAAATGAGATTATTCCCTACAGGAAATGTAAGCCCAAAGTATGAGTATTCTGGCGAGGCAAGTAAGGTTAAATTTACTTGTAGCTTAACCAAAAGAAAATATGGTTTATCACAAGTTAATGAATGGTTTAATACACCTGAAGTTCAAGAATATACTAAAGCTGGATATGTTTTAAAATATATGACTAAGACTCAGGAAATGCAAAACCCACCACAATATGCAAAGGGTAATCTTGAACAGATACTTTGTTTAATTATGGTTAAGCCATATAAACCTCAACCCAATGTAGATGGATTTAAGCCTGTAGGCCAAACTATGCCTCAGTATAAACCTCAGCCAATGACAGAGGCTCAACCATCAGCACCAGATCATGCTATGCCTGTTGAGAAGATGTCAGATATGGACGATGAGATTCCATTCTAATGTCTGAATTATCTAAAACTCAAGACAAACTTATTAGCGATTTCTATAACTTAAAAAAAGATTTCGCTATTAAGTTAGAGGAAATACAGGCTTTGTATTTGGAGAATAAAAACTTACATAAAAAGATAGATGCTCTTGAAAAAGAAAATCATAGCTTAAAACAACAAAAAAAACAATTAGAACAAGAGGCTCAAGAAATGCTCTTGTATCCCTAAGGAGATAATTATGTTAATTTTTGGAAAATCAAAATCAGATTGGAAAGTGTTAGAACTACATTACAGACGAGAATGGATTTGCTTTACAATAGGATTTATATTAGGAGTTATATTGATATGAATTTAAGCGATCAATTATATAAAAAATTAGAAGATGCCTCTAATGAGTGGGCTGAGTGGCAAAAGAAAACTATTATTTTAGATGAGGGTAGAAAAGCAGTTTTTTCTTCATGTGTGATTAAACATAAAAAGTTAGTTAAGACTATGAGTGAGGCAGAGCATGAAGCAAGAATAGACCCTGATTATAAAAATATAGTTCAACAATATGCTGAAGCTGAAAAAGAATTAATTAAAGCTAGATATAGATACACGAACATAGATCGATATGTTTCACTAAAGCAGAGTGAATTAAAGCGTGATCTAGCTTTGAATAGTAAGGTTTAATGAATTCTACTAACGATATATCGATTTGCTCCCCATATATGAGTTTAGTAGATAGAGTGGTCAGGGAGACTTGGCCACTTGTTAAAAAGAATTTTGGGAAGAATAACGATAGTTTATATAAACGGCTATCACTTTGAATTGACCCAAAATAGCTAGGGTGGATTTGATCTCTCTCTTTACCACCCTAGTTTCTAGTAATATCAAAATGTTTTAAATCAGTATCTTCGTGGATTCCTGTATAAGAGTATTCGTAATTAATTAAATCAACATCACTTCGTTTTTTTATTTCTTCGACCATATCATTAACTTTAGTGAAGTATGGAAAAGTATCTATGAATCTAAAATTAACATAAGAACCATAAGGATTGTTATTGGTTTCTAATTGTAGTTCTAGGTCTGTTATTACGAAATCAACTTTTACTTTGTCCATTAGGACATATTACTTCTTTTTGTTTCTGTTTAAAACCTTATCTGTCATTTTAGTTGAGAATGTTGCTGTAAATACAATAATTACAAGATACCATACTGAGTCAGGTAAATCGTTGATAATTCTTACCCATTCTTCAAAGTTATCTCTAGTGCTATCGAACCAGCCTGTACTTAACATTCCAACTAGCCATAGCATTAATATTTCGTCTTTCCACGATTTATCTTGGCTTTTTATTCTTTGTACATCAACTTCTTTACAAGCCTGTATCTCAGCTTCTCTAATAGTTTTTACTTTTTCTGCTCTGTGTTTTAAATGGTCAGTTACTTTACTAACTGCTAATTTTGTTAAAGGATTATTTAATAAACCAAATATCATAAATAAGTATTACTTGTTAAAAAAATTAATGTTGTCCAATATACCACAAGAATAGAATAAATTAAATAAGTGAAGTTCATTCACTCCTAATATTCCTTATTTTTTATTTTTCAATAATTGAATTTGAAGATCGCAATAATGTTTGATTTTTTCTAAATCCTCTATACCATTCTTGTTTTCAAATCTGCATATATATTTAATAATACAACCCTGTATGAACGATAGCTTATTAGCCACTATAAACTCTATAGGCTGTATGGAATACGACTTGTAGTGCTTCCCACCTATTTGCTTGTCAGTAGCCCTCTCTGTGGCTCTGTGTGGCTTTAACTTAGACGATTTTGCCAATCCAATCCCCTTTTTCATTCAAAACCATTGGGAGTAGTCTTGGAATACCATTTAAGATAACTGCACAACCTATGATAAACCTAGTTTTAAAATTCTTAGCATAAGCAAATGCCATACTCTTTTGATTAATTAAACAACCTACATTCATTCCAAAGAATAGGTTATCTGGGTTAGCCCACCAACTAATAACAAACTTCGTATGATAATGACCCTGAACACAACTCATTCCCATAGCCTGACTTGTTTTTAATACATCTGCACTTCTACCATGTGTAAAGAAACATCTCTGGCCATTTGACATAGTAAGTGTTAGATCATCTATCCACTTCCATTTTTTAGTACCTAAGAAATCTCCATAGTCTTTTAAAAATTCTTTACTCATACCATACTTTAATGCTCGTCTATAAACTAAGCTAGAATGGTTACTATCTACTTCTGTAACTTCAGGAAATACATCTTCTAATTCTTTTATATATTTTCTAGCTTCTGCTAATTCATGTCCAGCAGAATATAAATCAGGGTTACTATCGTGCATTGAGATCGCATGAAAGTCTAAGCTATCTCCAATATTAACAACTGTGTCAGGTTTAAATTCTTTTTTAATTTCTTTTAAAAATTTGATTGCGTCTTTATGATGATATGGAATGTGCATATCAGATATAACTAAAATTCGTTTATGACTCATGCAATTAATACTTGTACCTATTTTTAGGTGTTTGTAAAGGTTTAGACCTTATCTATCAAAAGCATAATTACATATGCCATTGAACTTATTAATGCACCAACAGAAATAAGCATTATCTTTTCAATTCTATTTATTTGTGATTGTAAATCGTGAATTTTATCATGTGTTGCTTTCTGCATAA